CGTCGCTCAAAGTCGCCGAGCATTTTCAAAAGCAGCATAAAGATGTCCTTAAAGCTCTTAAAAAGCTGCTCGCCGATTGCCCTGATGAGGACTTTGGACGGCGCAATTTTGCGCCGTCGTCCTACCAAAATGAACAGAACAAAAATCAACCCATGTACACCATGACCGAAGAAGGTTTTGCCCTGTTGGCAATGGGCTTCACCGGCAAACAAGCGCTGCAATGGAAGATTGATTTCCTGACTGCCTTTCGCAGCATGGAAACCGCTCTCAAGCAGCGCGTTGAACGCCGAGCCAATGCGCTACGTTATCTGCGTCCGCATTGGCTGACCATTGAGCAAGGCGCTGACGACGGCCTATCCCGCCGCGACCTCTGCGCCCTGACCGGCCACCGCTCGCCCGATACCATCACCGCCAACAAGCGCCGTATGCGTGATGCTGGTTTGTTGCACTAAGCCTACGTAAAAATACATACGTATAAACACCTACCGAGGACTGACCATGCCCCAACCCAGCCAAACCCTACAAGCCGCCCAAGCCAAGCAATTAGAGGCCCGCCGCAAAATGCAATCATTGCCAAGCCGCTTACCTAGAACGGAGCTAAGCAACGTCAATTGGCACGACCAATACCTGAAGCGGGTGGCGAAATGAAGTTAAAAAATCTTAGCTTGTCTATAGAACAAGCCACTGTTATCGCTGATTTTCTTATGCGCGATTATCGTCAGAGGCTTTCCTCCCTCGGCCAATCGCAGCGAGTGTCCGCTCAGCCAGCCCAAACAAGTTTTCAATGTCAGCCATCGGCTGATCTTGAAACTCCCCCGATTGAGCGATCAATATGATGTTTGAGCGCATGGTTGCTAGGTCGATGAGCCCATCATCGACTAAAAAAGCGATTAAAAAGGCACTGACTATCCGCTGCACGGCTAAGCGTTCTTCGAGTTCTGCGATTTCGGTACTCATGATGTTTCCCCTGGTTGGTTTATGTCGGGGTTATTCTCGCATTGTGCAACATCGTTGCGCTATATGCAAAACGGTTTTTTGTTTGGAAGCCGCCCAGAAGCGCTATCCCCAATGAGCGGGAGAAATTGGAAACGGACGCAACCCCGCGACTGGCAAGACGCGCAGGATTTATGCTTGAGATTTGCGAAGGAAAAACACAATCGCTCGGTAGATAGTGTCGCGAGCCTGATGGGCGAAATGAACAAGTGGACGCTGTACAAGCAGATAGAGTCTGGCGGTCTGCCGTTGCGCTTAATCAAACCGTTTGAGCATGCTTGCGGCATTGATTTTGTCAGCCGATGGTTAGTGATCAGTAACGGCAAGATGGTCCTTGATATTCCGCGCGGCCGAAAGTGTGACGCCCAGGATATCAATACCCTACAAACCGCGCTGAACGATACCGTCGGTGCATTACTGAAATTCTACGCCGACCAGCAGGATGCCGATGCGACGCTGGCGGCAATACAAACCGCCCTGGAGTGCATGGCGTGGCACAAGGGCAATGTTGAGAAATACCAGCAACCAGAGCTGCCGTTTGATGAGGATTAATAATGGCTAAACAAGAGATTAGCAGCGCCATCAAGGTCCTATCGGTGCTGGACGTGCTGCTACGCAACTTCGCGCATGGCTTTAGCCCCAAGGAGTTGATCGAGGCCACCGGATTTAGCGGCACTGACATTACCCGTTACGTCAACACGCTGGAGCAGGCGGGCTTTGCCGAACGCATCCAGGAGACTGGACGCATCAGGCCTAGCGAGCGGCTTGCGCGACATGCCGTACAGATACTGCACTCACTTAACGCCGCCGAAAAACAACTGGCGGAACTCAATCAACGCATCAATAGGACATAAACATGACCGATAAATCTACTGGCACAGCGCTAACACCGGCGCAGGAAAACAATGTGCAGCAACTCGTTGAGGCGGGCAATCAGATGTCGATTGTCCAGGCTGCTGTAATGGATAGTTTTGATATAGCCAAGAATCTTGGACGTATTGAAGCCGCCAACTTTTTCACTGCGGTCGGAGATAAATTAATCGCAGAAACCGCTATAAATATACGAGATGGTAAGAAATTCAAAGGGTTGCCATATAAGGACGAAAACGGAAACTTACGATCTGTCGTAGATTTTCCAGAGTTTTGCAAAGTATTCCTCGGAAAATCGTACACCAGAACAATGGAACTGATTAGCAATCATAACCTATTAGGTGCTGATCTGTATGAACAAGCCGAACGCCTAGGCTTTCGTCAACGTGACTACAACGCACTGAAAGCCCTACCAGCCGATGACCGCCTAATCATTGCTCAGGCGATTGAGTCCGAAGACCTGGATAAAGCGCTTGACCTAATGCAACAACTGGCCGCCAAGCATTTCCGCGAAAAGGAAGCCTCATCCAAGCAGATCGAATTATTGAGGGGGGATTTGATTGCGAAAGACACCGTGATCGGCGAATACAACGAATCCCTGACAAAAAAAACCAATCGCATTCAGGTGCTGGAGGCGGAAAAGCGCACAACTATCGATGAAGTGCGGATGCCCGGTGAATTTCAACTCATGCGTCTGCAAGAATACTCTCGGGAACTCACGGTAAAAGTTACTGCTACGCTGAATAGCGAGATCGTCAAACTGTACCAGGTGTTCGAAGGCCAGCCGCCCCAGCATATCGAATTAGCTGCACGGCAAGCGGTCGGTTTGATCATCACGGCGGCTTACGGTGTTTCCGAAAACATGGGTTTTGAACCAATCCTTGACGCCGAGCAGGCGGCAGACGAGCCCGGTAGGGCCGAGGCCAAGGCGTTTGAGGAATATATAGCCCAACAAAATAGCGACCTTATAGATGAATCTAATCAGTTTGATACAGAGAGCGCCGATGACTGGACGGCCAGAGAGAACATCAATACTGAGCCAGCTGCTGAGGCATAACGATGCATCCCGCCTACATACAACAGCTGGTAGGCATTGCTGACGCCGTGGCGGCGGCAGGCCACGGCGAGAAGGAACCGATCTACCAACGCGCTTGCCAGGAGTTGGGCAAGGACCGCAGCACGCTGCTGCGACATTTAAAACAGGTTGCCGTCAGCAAGCCGCGCAAGCGGCGCTCCGATGCCGGTGTGGTGGCGCTGAGCGCCGCCGATGCCGATGTGGTGTCGGCCTATTGCCTGGGTGGCTATCGCAAGAACAATCGCAAGATCACGCCGGTTAAGGAGGCGATCCAAGTGTTAAGAGATAACGGAATGATTACCGCCGCCACGCTGGACACCGCGACCGGGGAACTGGTGCCGCTGTCGGACTCGGCGATTGCCAACGGCCTGCGCGCCTATACGCTGCACCCGGAGCAACTGCGCCAAGCTACGCCGCATACCAACCTGCAATCGCTGCACCCAAATCACGTATGGCAGGTGGACGGTTCGGTTTGTGTGATTTATTACCTGCCGGATGGCGGCGCGGAACTGGTGGAGCTGGATGACGCAGTGCATTACAAGAATAAGCCGCAAAACCTGAAAGCGATCGAGCAGTTCCGGGTGATCCGCTACGTGGTCAGCGACCATGCCAGCGGGGTGATCCGTTACCGCTATTACCCGCATTCAGAGAGCGGCGAGCATACCGTGCGGTTCTTGGCCTGGGCGATGGCACCAAAAACCGGCAACGATCCGTTTCATGGTGCGCCGATGATTGTGATGGTTGATCCGGGTGCTACATCCGGCGGACTGGTACGGCGGTTTTGCACCCGGATGGGTATAGAGCTGATCGTCAACCGGCGGCGCAATCCACGGGCCAAGGGGTCGGTGGAAAAGGGCAATCATCTGGTGGAGACCTCTTTCGAGCAGGCGCTTCGCTTCATGAAAAAGCGCCCAACTGATTTTAATGCGCTGAACGCCTTGGCGGAAACCTATCAACTGTGGTGGAACGCGACTAAAGAGCACAGCCGTACTAAACGCACTCGGTTTGCGGTTTGGCTGACCATCACCGCCGAACAGCTGCGTATCACACCCAGCGCCGAGGTACTGCTGAGCTTGGCAACCGATGAGCCGATCAAGCGCCAGGTGCGGGGCGATTTAACCGTATTGTTTAAAGCCCGGACGTGGAAAGTCGATCACGTCCCCGGCGTGTATGTAAAGAGCGATGTGTACGTGCATTGGCATCCGTTTATGGTCGATACGGCCATGGCGGTGATCTGGGGCGAGGATGGGCAGGAGCAGCATATTGCGCTGTATGAGGATAAGGTCAACGCGCTCGGGTTCCACGAAAGCTCAGCGGTGATCGGCGAGGAACACAAGGCCAAGCCGGATACCATAGCCGATACCAACCGCAAGCGCGTCCATCAGCTGGCCGCCGGTACCGATACCCTGGCCGCAACCGAGAAGAAGCGCGACAACAAACATTATGTGCCGTTTGACGGCCGGGTTGACCCGCTGCTGGCCTCCAAGCAGGAGCTGGCAACGTTTATGCCTAAGCGCGGCACGGTGCTGGATGTTAAAGCGCCGACTGTTGAGTTGTTGAAATTGAACCCAGTGCAGTCGGCTAAGTGGCTGCTGGGGCGATTAGGTAGCGATTATCGTCCGGAGTTATTGGCTGATGTACAGGCGCGGTTTCCCGAAGGGGCGACTGAGGAGGATTTGGAACAGGTTCTGGCTGATCTGGCAGTGGGCAGAAATGCTACAGGTCGAGCTAAATTACAGGCGGTTTAACCGTTCAATTAACTGAGGATAAAACAATGGAAAATCGAATACTTACTTGCGTTTATTGCGGGCAAGAATACCCACAAGATACTCCAGCGCATGGAAGTCAAGTGTTGACTGAGCATATAAGAAACTGCCCAAGCCACCCACTAAGAAAGGCGGAGAGCGACATTACCCTGCTCAGGTCGGCGCTGGTTGGACTCATTGGTGTCTCTACAGAGCAAGAATTGCGACAAATGGAAACGATCATGAGGTCACTAATAGCACCGGATCAAGACAAAGCGGCATCCATTAACGCGATCCACGCACTGTTAGAGACTATGCCAGTAACAGATATAAGTCATGAACATTGATCTTCCGGACACCGAGGGCGGCAATGTCATCAGCATAGAGGTACTGCGGAAAAGCCGGTACCAGCGCAGATTGATGGATATATGCCCTCATCATGCCACCCTGATTGATACCGCATTAGCCAAAGTGATCTGCAAGGACTGCGGCGCAGAGCTGAATCCGATCGAATGGGTAGCGATGATGTCCGAGGAGTGGCACCGGGTAACTCTATTGTATCAGCGATTAAAAGAGCAAAAACAACAGACTGACGCAAAGATTCAAGAGCTTGAGGCAAAGATCAAGGTCAAGTGCCAACACTGCGGGCGGTTTACGCTGCGGCGCTATAACTAAAACAACAACCCCAACCCCAACCAAAAGAGATAAGGCAATGGCTAAAACAATAATCATCATCGAAGACGTCGACACCAAGACGGCAAAGGTCAGCGTGCAAGTGCTTAAATTTGAAAAACCCGGCATTTCCGAAACCGATACTCCTGCCATGTTAATGAGCGCCGCAGTTGAGTCCGCATTAACCACGCATCTGGCTAATTACGGTGCAAATGCGATGTTTATCCCAATGCAATCAACCGCTCAGCACTAACCATGTTAGCCCTAAAAAACCTACTGCAACAGCACAGCATCAGCCAGGCGCAACTGGCCCGCGATCTGGACGTGTCGCCCGCGTTGGTAGCTCAACTGTTGAATCACGAGAAATGGCCGACCAGCCCGGATAAATCAACCCTGATGGGAAAAATTACCAACGTGCTGGCCGTCCGAGATATTGCCGCCCCCGCGGCAATGTTTGAAGCGGTTGCAGGTTCTGAGCCTGCAACCTTTGTCACCCCCAACCAAGAAGGTATCGATATGTTACTACGTAAAACCGCGCTGTCACAAGCGGCGAGACAGCACTTTAATCTTTTCCGCGATCCGTTTGGTAATGATGTCAACGAGGCGGCGGATGTGTTTACCTCCCCCGACATACGACGGGTGCGGGAATATTTGTGGGCAACGGCCATGCACGGCGGTTTTATCGCAGTGATCGGCGAAAGTGGCTCAGGCAAATCGACCTTACGCCGCGATCTGCATGACCGCATAGCCCGCGAAAATGCGCCGATCATGGTCATCGAGCCGTATGTATTGGGCATGGAAGACAACGACGTGCGCGGCAAGACTTTAAAGGCCAGCGCGATTGCCGATAGCATCATCCTGACCCTGGCCCCGCAGGAAAAACCCCGCGTGTCGATGGAGGCCAAGAGCCGTCAGCTGCACCGCATCTTGAAAGACAGTCGCCGCGCCGGGTTTAACCACTGCCTGATCATCGAAGAGGCGCATGGGCTGAGCATCGCCACCCTCAAGCATCTTAAAAGGTTTTTTGAGCTGGAGGACGGCTTTAAAAAACTGTTGTCCATCGTGCTGATCGGTCAGACCGAGCTGAAAATCAAACTGTCTGAGCGCTCGCCGGAGGTACGGGAAGTGGTGCAGCGCTGCGAAGTGGTTGAGCTGCCGCCGCTGGACGCGCAGCTGGACCAGTACCTGAAATTCAAATTCGAGCGGGTTGGCAAGGGCATGGATGAGGTGTTTGAAAAAGACGCACTGGATGGCGTCCGCGACCGGTTGATCTTTGCCAAGGCCGGGAAAACCCGCGAGTCGGTCAGTTTGATGTACCCGTTGATGATCAACAACCTGGTCACGGCGGCGATGAATCAGGCGGCACAGCTGGGTTTTCCTAAAATCAGCAATGATTTAATCCTGGAGGCGTAGATGGCCCGGTCAACGTTAATTAATGCAAAATTCAGAGTCCGTCCAAGGTTATCGCTGCCGGTTAATAAACGTTTTTGCTGGAAATTAGGATGGAAGTTTTTGGCCAGATTATCGCTCAAGCGCGGGCTTCAAATGCCGAGAACTTATTGGGGAATAATCCGATGAAAAGTTACCAACACCTAACCCAACCGACCGCCGAAGCAGCCGAGATCATCCGGCGAGTTTCAAACAAGCTGATTTTTTTGGGATTGATCGTTATCAACGCTCAACTGGGCAGTTCGTTATCGATTACCGTGCAGCCGAATGCGGCCACCCGGCTATTGGATTCGGCCTATACAGGCCAAGGCTGGGAGGGTGGCAGGATGTATAAATCGTATGCTTCGGTCATCGATGGCGTAAAGATCGTTTGGCATAAGCCGATGCGAGCACCGGCAGCATCCCGCGTCATTCGCTGGCCGGGCCAGGGCTATCGCAGAGCGGCGCATAAATGCACGGCCTGATGCTGCTGGCCGTGGTGTTGATAGTGATGCCGCTGATGATGCGGTTTTGGTAATTACGCGGGTTCCAAAGCTCCGGCTTGGGAACCCAACCTACAATTTTTTAAACAAGAGGACTAAATAATGTCAGAACCACAAAACATAATACCCGCAGGCTACATGAAAAACGCCTTGGGTCACCTAATCCCGGTACAGCTGATCAGCGAGATCGATAAAATGCGCGATAACCTGGTGCGTGAAATTGTCGGCAAAGCCGAAGAGTTGGCGCAGCTGGAACAGGACTTCCACGACGATACTTTCGGCGAAATACAGGCCTTTACATCGCTATCGGCTGAAACTTACAACGTCAAATTGGGCGGCATAAAGGGCAACATCACACTGTCCAGCTTTGACGGCAGCCTACAGGTTAAATTAGCTAAATCCGACGTAATGGCCTTTAACGAAAATCTTGAGGCCGCCAGGGTGCTGGTAGATTCCTGCATACAGCGCTGGGCGAAGGACAGTAATATCAACATTATCGCGCTGGTTAATCATGCGTTCCAGACCGACCAGGAAGGAAAGATTAATTTAGGCCGCATGTACACGCTAATGCGCTACGAAATTGATGATGCCGAATGGACGCTGGCTATGCAAGCGCTGCACGACTCTATACAGCCAGTTAATACCAAACAGTACCTGCGAATTTACCGGCGTAATGACAAGGGCAAAATGGAGCAACTGGCATTGGATATGCGGAGGGTTTGAGATGAAAAGAATATACAAAATCGAATATGACTACAAAGCCACCGTTGCCGTTGAAATTGATCACGCTGTTTTAACCGATGAGTTACTCAACGAAATAAACGGCTTTTGGTCAAATGATGATTATCGCCTGGAATGTGCGGGTGGATCTGTTTTAAAAGCGGTGCTCAGAATGCTGGCAAGAACAGCGCTGGCTGAGCAAATGGCAAATGGTAATGCTCTCTATATATTTACCGAAGAGCCTCCTGAGGGATGGCCTAAATTAGATGGTAGCTACGGCATAAGATTCATTAGTTGCGAAGACTTAGAGATTGATGATGACGACATGACGATTACCTGCGATGGAGTAAACTTCTGATGAGCAACCCAAACACCATAGCCCGTCCGGAAATCGCCGAGCGGCTGGGAATCAGCATTACCAAGTTAATCAACATCATCCGCTACACGGATGCCAATGTGCCGGAACCGCTGGGCATGGAAGGCAAGCAGTTGGCTTATGACCGGGAGATCACACTGGCCTGGATAGCCACCGAGCCGCTGCGTAACATCACCTGGCAGCAACGGCCTAAAAAGCTATCTGTCGCTGAGAAGACGGCCGAACAGACCCGCGCCTTCCTGTCCGGCGACCTGGGCTTATCTAAAGCGCAACGCAATCGCAACCAGCTGCGCAAGGTGATCGCCAAGCATCGGGGAGCAAAAACCGACCGCGTCGAGGTGAGCGGAAGCGATGATTTTCACGGCACACGCGACGCGTGGGCGGGGCTGGTTTAATGTCCAACAACTGCACAGTGTCATGTCCGTACTGCGGCAAGGACGTTGACATAATCCAATCCCTGGAGCTGCAGGCAGGCAATGGCTGGGCGGCGCTACTGGCCGAATTGCCGATTAGCCTGATCGGGGCGCTGTTCCGCTACCTGGAACTGTTCAAGCCGCCTAAGCAGGCGCTACGCTGGTCGCGGCGGCTGGCGTTGACTGAGGAGCTGATGCCGATGATCAGGGCTGGGCAGTTGGAGCGTGGCGGCATTGTTTATACGATGCCCCGGCAGGCCTGGGAAGCTGAGATGATGAAGTTGGTCAGCAATAAACCCGCGTCGCTGGTGCTGCCGTTGAAATCTAACGCCTATTTGTTAGCGATCATGGTCGGCCGGGTTGAAAAGAATCTGGCCGCTGCCGAATCACAGGTAATCGAGGAACAGCGCAACCGTGGTCACATCGGCGCACAGACGGGGTTACAGCCGGTCGGGGCGGTCGTCTCGAAAGCGGCGGAACCTAAACAAAAATCAACCCCGCCGCCAAACTGGCAGGGCAAAGCGAAAAAGGCGACATCATGAATAATCGAAATTACAAACCGCGTACTGAGGCCGATAACCGTAAAAACTATTATACTCTGCTGCGCGTTGGTAAAGATCAGCTGGACTGGGATGATGAGTTCTATTACGGCATCTGGCTGCCGATGCAGGGCGCTACCCTGAAAAACGGCAAATAC